ATGCTTAACGACACTAAGATCAAACAACTTAAGCCAAAAGATAAACCATATCGTGTAGCTGATCAGGGTGGGCTTTGCATTGAAGTTCGAGTAAGCGGCTTGAAATTCTGGCGGTTCAGATATCGCTTTCTTGGCTCTGCAAAAATGGTCACATTGGGTGAGTACCCTATTGTCACTTTGGCAACCGCACGCCAAAAAGCACTTGAACAGAAAGCCTTGCTTGATCAGAATATTGATCCATCAGAATACAAAAAAGAAGCTGTCGAACGAGCCAAAGCTCAAAAGCCAATATCATTTAAAGAAATTGCAAACGAATGGTTTGATAAGCGCAAGGATAGCCGATCCGAAGGTTATCGCTTGGATGTAGAGAAATCGTTTCGCTTAGATATCTTCCCGGCTTTCGGAAACAAAGACATTAAGAAAGTAAACGCAGCGGATGTTCTGGCAATGCAGGACTCGACGCTTAAACGAGTAAAGAAACAAAAAAATCACGGTACCGGTGAGTCCACAGCCATTAGAAATAGGCAGATCGTTGGCCAAGTTTTTGACTACGCTGTAGCAACACTTAGACGTGACAGCAATCCAATCTCTTCACTAAAGGGAACTATTGAGAAGCCGCCCAAAGATGGTGCACGTCCTATGACGACCAATGAAATGGCCATGTTTCATGAATCTCTCAATAACTATAAGGGTGCGGCAACAACTAAAAATGCAATCAAGATAGCAATCTATACGATGATGCGATCAATTGAAGTTGTACGCCTGCGGTGGGATTGGATTGATTTTGATGAGATGCTGATAACAATACCGCCCGCATCTGTTGAGCAATTAAAAAAAGGACAGCGCAACATTAAGATGAACCGAACTCACTTGGTTCCAATCTCCCAGCAAGTTCGTGATGTTTTGAAAGGTCAGTACGAACAAACCAAAAATGGCGACTTAGTGTTTTCAAGCGTTTTTGATAAGTCAAAGCTTATGAATAAGTCAACAATCAATTCTGCTTTAGATTCGATGGGCCTCAAAGAGTTGACATGCCATGACTTCCGCGCCACTGCTTCGACAATTCTACATAGTAAAAAGTATGACAGTGATCATATTGAGCTACAGCTTGCGCATGTTGATAAAAACACAATCCGTGGTACCTACAATCATTCCCAGTATTTAGATGAGCGTAGAAAGATGCTGCAAGATTGGGCTGACATTGTTGATAGCTGGGGAAATTAAAAAAATGCGCTATTACATTAAAAAGGGTGACTTATATCTGCACGTTGGTACTGTCACATACGAAGAATACCGAGATTATTCTGACATCGATGCAATGCACATGACCCAATATAGATTTCTAAAACAAAAAGATGGTGCTAAAAACTTTCTTAGTAGAGATGAAGCTGACACATATATATTAAAGCGCAAGATACGTGGGGCCGAAGCTGTAATAGAACAATAAAGCGGCCTAAGCCGCTTTTAAAAATAACTCTTTTTCACGCATACGCCGATTGTACAGGCCTTGAATCTTCTTGCCGTTGTCATATACCCAGCGATCAAACTGTGCTGCGGTGCCTGCGTAATTGCCAGCATTTAAAGCTTTTAACATTGTGCTTTTAACAAAAGCCGTTTCACCAACGTTATAGACAAAGCTAGCCAATGCATCAAACTGGTTCTGACTTACCGTAACTTTTACATATTTATCAAGGCAAGCATCTACCCACTGACAATCATTTTTAAGCCACTCTAGCGCCTCAGCCTGTGTACATCGATCGCCCTTTTTAACTCGGCTGCCATTTGGGTATTTGATGGTACCGTAACCGATGGTCCATACCCCGCCTGTATCGAGATATGCAACCGACTTAAAGCCTTCTGATTCTTTGATAAGTTCATAACCATTGGCCGAAATATCACGTAAACCTGTCACATGATTTTCAAGTTTGAAGCCGATGAGTTTTGCAAATACATCGAAGCCATTGAGTGCAATGATTGAATCGCCAGCACTAACTTGGTCTTGTGTGAGTTTACCGCCTGACATCGCACGTAACCATGAATAGGCTTGTGCAATCTGATTTGATTGGTCTATCATTTTTCATCACCTTTTTTCTTTTCAGACTCACTACTGCCAAAGTAAAAGCCGCATGCTGTTGTCATGGCACCCGCGATAAAACCTAAAGCCGTGTTAATGAGGTTGCTGTTTTCGCGTGGCATGTCTATAAAGAACAATGAAACAATCAAAACAAACATCAATGCCACCAATGAGAAGGCCAGATAAGCCCGAGTATTGTCATTGTTCATTTTTTAAAGTCCCGTTCTATTTGTGAGATACGCGCGTTTGCTGCATTCGCATCGGTGTCGATGCGCAAAAGTTTTGACGTATGGATTGATGTTTCTTGCTTAAGCTCGATGATCGATGAACCTAGCCAGCCCGCTATGCCGATTAATGCCCCTGTTAACGCACCACTGATCCAGCGGACCACGTTTAGGCCACCGTCTACCGTGCTGGATTTGTTTTCCAAATGGCGTACCTTTTCATCTAAACGTTCAATCTCTCTGGCGTTATCTCGACCTTGATCTAGAATATTTTTTAACTGTTCGGATAAGCGCACTTGATTTTCAGAAACAGTTTTAAGACCCTCTGATACTTGATCTATTTTCTTTTCAAATCGCACGCCGTAAGATTCTTGTTCAGACATAAAGCACCCATTATTTTTGGCATAAAAAAAGCCCTAAGCTATTAAAGCAAAGGGCTTCGGGTTGTTTGCTGTGTGATTAATCAATAAGTTTAGCTTCAATTTGTGATAGTCGATATTCAAGACCGGCATTGATAAAGCTGTTCAATTCATCATAGCGAACCATGTAAATTTCACCAGCTTCTCGCCCTTCAATAGCTTGTATTTCTGGAGTGAGTTCTTGATCATTTTCATCATAAGTTGCTGCTTGATACTCAACGGCTTCGATTGCATCCCACTTTTCATACGTGATGATACCGTATTTGCGCCAATCAAGATTGTGATCAGTAAAACACTGCACAACTTCTTGGGCAATTACGCCTATATGATATCGAGCCGCATTTAATCCCTTTTCATCTACCGCAGCATTAAGCTTATACTTTCGATAAAGTTTGCCACACGCAATTGCACACTGTAGTTCTTGCTCCGTTAGCTCTGAAATTTCGGTTTTATAACGAGCATCAGAAACAACAGTTACAGCATTTTGAGAATAAACATCTTTATAGTAAAGTTGAGAAATTCCTAAACTAATTTGTCCGCTTTGCTGAGGCATAAAAGAAGAAAAATTACTACTAAATTGAAGACCGTAAGTATTGTTTTTAATAGTAAAACTTTCACCGTAATACTTAAAGTCTCCGCCTGGAGCCAATCTGTAAGTTAACTTTACGTTTCGGGGATTTCCATAGAAGTCTGAGAATTTACCAAACCCCCATCCCCAAACGTCATCTAATCGATTTACGAACATTAAACCAGAATCTTGATGCTGACCAACAAATGGGCGGTCTGAAAACTGAGGTGTGATAGATATTGGTTTAAGTGCATCTAAATTTGCAAGATCAGCGTTGTTACCAGAGAAAAACTGATTGGGTTTCATCAGATTATTGAATCTAAAAGCGAAGTTAGTATCGATGCGTGATGATGCAGAAAAATCTGAAGGCGCAGTCCAGTTTGTTTCAGATATACTTTGATAAGAACCAGTGCTTTCAAACCAAGAATTTGTATCATGAGAAACAAAATTTAAAGGTCCTTCTGCACGTATATCACCATATGCATCACGAACAATTCCACGCTCAAGATCAAAAGCTATACATCCCGGACCCCCGAAAATGTTTAAATCAAATTTATTATGATAACAATTCACTGGAACGCCAGAGCTTGACTCTCGTTTCACACGAACAGCAATACCACCACTTTGTCTAACTTGTAACTGTGTTGATTCCCAAGAATTTCCATGAAAACTGTCTGTCACAGTGCTATTGTTTTCTGAGCTTATTAAATAATCAACATCAATATCACACAAATCTATTCGGATATTACTAAAGCGATTGAATTCAGTAAAACCATCTGTTTGATAGTTATTTAAGCGAACACCAACATTGAACGCGCCGATGAACACATCGTCAACGTGTGAAAAGCAACAATCTTGTAAAAGTAGTGCAATACCATTTCTTTCATTTGTGTCGTTATCTTCCCGATCACCAGCAAAAGGCAATATAGAAATGTTTTTAATATGTCGCAAAGATGATGCGCCAGACCCTCCGCGAATACTAATGCCAACGCTTTCTTTTGTTGCTGGATTAAATACAAGTCTAGTGGCTAGATTAACATCTCCGCGTAAGTAACAACCTGCTGTGTTCTGACCCCACTCTCTAGATGCTATTAGACTGCTGTTTGTCCAGTCCAACCCTGTCAAATTTAGTTCATCAGAGAAAAGATAAGTACCTGCAGGCGTGTAAACCCCTTTTGTATAATATCCGCTTTGCGCAAATTTTATCGCATATTTAAGTGCTTGAGTGACATCTGTACCCGTTTTTGTACTGTAGTCAAAATTTGCTTTTGCGCCGACTTGCAAGACATTTAATTCAAGCATGGGAATTAAAGTCCAGCCACCAAAGACTCCGTACCCATCATTTATGTTTGAGTTTTTTTCAAGATAAATGTAATCTGCACCGCCCACGTAAGGATGCGCTAAAGCAAAATTATCGGCAGTATAAAAACCTTTTGTACGAACAATTCGACCCGCCCATTTTTCCAAAGTTTCAAGATCAGCGACTGATTCAACTGTTAATATTGCGGCTTTATCATCAAAAAAATACCACCCAGACATATTACTATTCGGATCATTCACATTCCCATCAATCGTACTTTTCACAATGTCGCCATTATCAAGTTTTACTGTAGCGCCAATGCCATATCCAAGTGGTTTGTCCCACCATTTAGCACCACCAAAATCGTTGATTTCTTGCTGCGTTGACCCATCCGCCGATACGATAAATGAAGCAGCCCAACCGCGATCAATTGCGACTTGTGCGAGTTGCTGCATTAGATAGCTGTAATATTCTTCCAATTGATCAAGCGCAACGCCTTGTTCCTGAATTGCATTTAAAAGATAATTTCGAAGTTCATCATCCTTATCATCAACATAATTTTTTAAGCTATCAATATTGTCTTGCAAGACATTATCTTGCTTATCAACATAAGCACGCAGATCATTAATGCGATTACTTAAAATCCAATCAGCAACACCAAGCTCTTGTAGCTTCCACCAAATACGATCAAAGTCTTTATTTACAGGCTGCGGGCGAAACGAGTTATTTGTTGTCTGATAGTTAGTATTACGCTCAAGTGGTGTATTGCGCTGAATAACAATTTTGGCTTGATTGGCTGGTGCAATGAGAAATACCACAGCACCATTTATAAGCGACCATTGACCATTTTCAGGCTCAATATCATTTACAGTGACAATCAAATGATCCTGATTTTCGCAATCAAACTCCAATGGGAATGATGTGGTTACACCGTTTGCTGTGTATTCTTTATATGGTGTTTGCTCAGGTACGGCCATAATCTCACCTAATTTTCAAAATCTAAGGCGGCTTCCGCAATACCACCGCTTGTCCTCCAATTAGGCCGCTCGTTGTGCTGTTCTTTGTTGTGTATTTTTCCGACTCGTTCAGGTGAGTCAGTTATAGCACGAGCAAGCGAGTCAAGATGGTCATCATCCTGATCTGACAAAGCTGGATTAAACTGCTGCATTTGCTTGTATTGTTCAGATGTATTTTCACCGTCTGGTGTATCAATGACCGATACATGAACCCACAACATTCCAGAGATTAAAGGTCCTTCTAGTGCTTCCAGAATGCGTTTATTTTTGTTTTGGGTAGAGTGCTGCTCACTGATGCCACATCGGATTTTTCTTTTCTTTAATGTGCCTTTTAGTGAAGCTGGTGCGAAATTACCAATACCATTGGTTTCAATGCTGACACGGGTAATGTTAAATTCTTCGATCAGGTCGCAAAGCTGCCAGACTTGACCGCCGACAATATTGCCTTGTTCGTCTGTCTTAACGACTTCACCAGTCAGTTCAATCGAACGATGCCAGTATTTGTTACCTAGATCGTCATGTAACACCAATTCAACTGCGGAAGTGTCAGATTTAAGTTTGCCGCTGGATGGGTCCCATGAGCATGTCATGCCAACAATTTGACGTTCGCCCAGCATCATGCGCCATACACCATTCGCCCGCGTTAAGACTGGCTCAACGGCATACGGGATAAGTTTCTCTGGATTCAAGCGAACATCTCCTACGGGTTTGGCATGCATTTGGTATTGAGAATCCCATTCATTTAAGGTTCTGCATTCTTCCCTACGCCCCGCCATTTCCTCTGCTGTAAATCTTTCTGGCCATAAACTCTCAGAATAAAAGTCAATAAGATTGTGTTCTTCTAGTAAAACAACTTCCCAGTGTTTGTTTTTTTTATTACAGATATAACCCTTATCTTTCAGTAAATATTTTGAACCTTTACCAATCCCTGTAAATACATGAATAGGCTCAAAATCTAGCATGACCTTTTGGTTGATTTTTCCATCTTCAATACGTTTTTCATGTTCAAACATTTTTAAAATCAAGCTTCTTACACGGCTTAGTTTTTTAATGCCCTCATAAATCGAATCGTAAGTATGCGGAGTGCCGACCCATAATTTTTTTGCACCTGGTATAGCAATGTGAGTTTGTTCACTCAATCTACTTGGAAGTTTTTCTCGTGCTTCAGGGGTTCCAGTTGTTTTGGGCGTTTCAACATCATCATTTTGAATGAAATGTGCGCGGTGTCCTGTTACACCTGAAAGAATACCTTTTGCCAGCATCGTGCCGTAACGAACATCTTTTGTTCCTTTGACAAACCAACGCTCAGTTTCGCCTTTTTTTATCTGTACATTGGGATTATTTATGCAAAGTGGATGACGAGCCAATACGTCCCTTGTTCCACTACTGCATTTATAAGCATCCGAATCGGTTGTACCTTGATGCAATATTTGTGTTTCAGGCCAGCAATAAATAACCCATGCATTAAAAATATCTAAAATGGTGGATTTTGAATGCCCACGAGGTAACATTAATAATGCAATCGCACCAACAACAAGATAAAATTCTTGCAGGAACTCGCAAACAGACACGTGAAATTGTGGAACTTTCCAGTTTTGCAATTCTGCCCATAGCAAAAAAAATGCTAGAAAACTAATCTTTGGCTGAGTCATTAGCAATGTCTTGTTTTTAAGGCCTTGGCTTTTTCTTCCGCTTCTTTAATTAGCTTTTGTTCGTATTTTTCCTGTGTTTCTGGTGTAGCACTGATCGGATCAATCTTGCCTTTTTTAAATGCTAAAACACGCTCAATCGTTGCCAATACGCCCGCGGTATCTTTAGATATTTTGTACAAAAAACCCTTATCACCACGACCTTGTTTATCTGCGATTGTGGTGTTAATGGCTGCACAAGTTGTAATGATAAAATCATCGGCAACCTCTTCAGCCAATTTTTCCATTTTTTCAACTTGATCATCACGCATAGAAATCCCCCTATATAAGTGACTTATAAGGGGGATTAGGTTTAGGTTTGTTGTGTGGTTTTTATGGATTAATTATCTTGGAACTGATTTTAAAGGCAGTTTCTTCAATGCTCTAGCTCGACTATTAATCTCATGACCAACCATAAAGTTATGCAAGAACTGCGTATGTATGACCCTAATAAAAGAGATTAAAAAAGGCGCATAACGCGCCTTATTTTTTACCCTACCTCATGGTAAGGTCGTATTTTAAATCCCATTTGCCAGTGATTACATCGTGACTTGGTGCTATCACAGCAAGTATCGTCCCTGCTGCCACAATTCGAATATCATTCTCAAGAGTTAATCTATCTATTAATCCCCATAAGATTAGATTGCCTTTTGTTAAGTGGTATTTTTTGCTATTAGTAAATCCAAAAACATATGAAGCCCCACCATTAACAGCAATTTTAATAACTGCCTGTTGTGTGCCCTCTTTAGTATCTACACCTTCAACAATACCAACATACGCCATATTTTCTACCAAATCTCCACTAAGGTATTTTTCAGCATACTCAAAGGCTGTGACATTATTTTTGAAATGTAGTTTATTAATTTTAGGCTTACTCTGAGTGAGTTCGCCTTTGTTTTGCCACATTGCTATCAATACAACCAATATCCCCAGTAATAGCATTGCAATTATATAAATCATATTAATTACTCATATCCCACCAATAACTATTTCCTAAATTTTCTAATCGCTGCTGTGTTTTAGGCAAATAATCTGGATCAATCATATTTTGAAGTTTAGAATACAGCATGCGGTCGATTACCAATTTACTGTACCATAAGTTTTGAAGTGGGATATTACCTTTTAAGGTATTGGCTATTTCCATCATTCGTGTTGATTCTTTACCCTCAATAATATTATTACCCATACCTGTAAGCAGCATACCTAATTTCATGCTCTGTCCAATTAATGGGCCACTAATGAAATCAGATGCACTTCGCCCTGTTGGATCAGATAATGCGCTCATCAAATCCCCCAAGAACGATAGCCCACCACCTTTTAAAAGTGACTTACCAAAGAAATCGGGCGTAAATACTGGTTCAGGGTTTTTACCATTTGCCACGTTTTGCATCTGAACAATTAATGCACCCGCCAAAGTTTGATACGCAAGTAAAGATGCCAGAAATGTCGCTCGACTTTTTATATCATTTTGAGCAAAAGCACGATGCCCCATACGAAACATATAAGCTAAAGGAAATCCCTTAAATTGGAACAAGGTTCTACCTAGCTCGCCTTGGATTGTACCAGCTTCACCCAAATTGATAATACTTCGCTCGCGAACACCAGCCTCAATAATAGCCACGCTTTCTTCATTAAAAATATGAGTCTGGTACTTCATTGCAGCCTTGTAGCGGAAATCCTGAATAGCTCGATCACTTGATTGTTTGTCAGGTGGTAAAAATTGTTTAATCACATCATCAGGCGCATTAAAAAAATCATTCTGAGTTAAAACAGGTGTGCCATCATCACGCTTGCTTGGTTCAAGTTTTTGCCACAATTGCCAATCGCTTTCATTAATCCCATTACCTTTTAGGATTTTTAAATCCGCTTCACCTAGATCATTCCAACTGGTTTTGCGTGTCATCTCGGCAAGCTTATTCATATGGACCAGATTAAATGCACGTTTTGCTCCAGCAGTCACAGCATTTAATCCAGATATTTTCATTGTAGCGGATGCTAGAGCTTGCATTCGCGCATTGAATCTACCAGAAGCAGTTGCACTACTCACAACATCAGCATCACCAAAACGTGATACTGAACCACTCATTTCAGTGATACCCAAACCAAAACGCAATGCTTCATCGCGATACTTGCCTTGTGTGAGTTGCTTCATATATTCAGGTGCAATAGATTTGGTATAAGACAACCCAAGCATGTTGCCTATGCGTTTCATGCTTGCATGGTCACCAAATGTGGTGATGGTAGTACTGCCCAATTTTGATGACACCATGAGCGCACGCAGTCCACCCATGATATTTCCAAGAGTTGAGTCAATCGCCTTAGTATGAGCATCTAAAGTGTTATACATGCTCGTTGCTCGATGCGCCTGTTTATCTAGTGCACCATGCTTTTGACCGTTACTAGGATCGGCTTTAGCCCGTATCAATGCTTCATTTAGAATGGTTTCAAAAGCTAGTCTAGGATTAGAGCCAAAGTTTTGCATCATGGCAATTTCAGTTGACATACGCTGTACATGGTTCTTTAAAATTTCATGGAAGCCTGTTTCATTGTATGTGCCGTATTTAGACTGATAATTAAGCCATGCGTCACCATCTTTAAAATGCAAAGCTCGGGCTTCTTGATGGCGATTTGCCATTTTGCTACGCCCACCAATTGGAGTAATGGCATCGGCTTTCTTTTGTTGGTTTAAAGCTTTTAATTCCTTGTTAGCCCCATTGGTTGCAATGGTTTGATAAACATCATCAAGCACGGTTTTAAGCTCAGCATCATTCATTAAAGAGCCATCTTCTTTGATGTACTGATTTCGATCCAAGCCTTGCATTACATCATTGACCCATTCAGATTGATCAGTGAGAGCCACTTTTTTCTGATCGTGAGAAGTCATAAAACCATAGTTATCTAATTTCTTAATATTCCCGCCATTACGGTTAAAGGCTAAACGCATTTCTTCTAGCATTTCGCTTACCTCTTTAGCCATTGCCATAATTTCTGGATTATCAGATTTACCACCAAACATGACTCTAATAATGTCATCAGTCATAGTTTTATTAACTGACATTCCAAATCGCTCTTGTGTTTTGGTGAACACATCCGCAACTCGTGACATCCATAAGCTATGTAAGGCCTGCGCTTGTTTTTCTGCTGACTGGATGCCGCTTTGATCCGAGAAATAGGCTATTTTACGCATCAAGGCTTGTATAGGATTAAGCTTTGGATGATTATAAATCTGCGCTTCAATCTGTGCCTTTAAGACCGCATCGCGCGCAATATTTTGATTATTCTTTGCAATCTGAATAGATAGGTCGCTTGCCGTTTTTTGTGCAATCGCTTCTGCCCGCTCGGCTGCACTTTTCATAACCCAATCGGGATCAGTCCGCGCTAAAATGTTTTGCGAACGCTGATACATAAGTGAAATGCGATTACGATAATTGGTGGGTGTTTTGCGCCCTAAGGCTTTCTCTACTGCTTCTTTACACTCTGGTCTCACGCTGCATCACTCCCAAATTTCATTGCACAACTTGCTAGAGCCTTGACGGCGCTAATATCTTCTTTGGCAAAATCTTCTTGATCTCGAATATCATCCAGTAAGTCACGAGCTGAAGCTGTAATAACTTCCTCATTACCATCTTGATCTAAACGAGTATAAGTAATCTGCATATCTGGATTAGACTCCATGATTTCCAATGCCTCACGCCCATCTGCCGTACCTGCAAATGAACCATATTCATTACTGGAATCTTTGGATAAGTCTGGCACACCATCTTGCCGTTTTGTCTTTGGTTGCCAGAATTCACGCTCAAGTGCTTGGGCTGCGTCATTCTGGCTTTTTGTTAAAACATCATTGCCTTTTGATACTGCAAATAAATCATGCCCATCTTTAACGGCGCGAACAGGACTAATCGTTCCATCACTATTTATTTGTCGCTCAAAAGTAGTATTGTTTTTTTTGTTGTGTAGTTGCTGCAATGTAGAGCCATCAGATTGCGCCATAGTGCGTTTTAAATAATTATCCGAGCGTGTGACTTGCCAATTATCAATATTAGCTGTGGGCGCATCTGACGCAACAATAGCCCCATTAATCTGATCAATCGCATTATCTGGATTGTTGATTGCTTCTTGCTTTACGCTTTCGACAGTAGATTGTTGAGGATTAGAAGTGGTTTGTAGTTGCTCAACACTTTCCTCAAGTTGAGCCAAACGAGTTTCACTAGAAACACCTTTGCCAGACAGTGTAATTTGTGGCTCAACATAAGCCACACGATTTATATTGCCATCAACAGGTTGATAATGCGCCGTATCTTTAAGATAGTTCAAATCCTCTTGGGTCATTGGGGATTCCAAATCCTTAAAGCTAGACTCAAGGTCGCTTCTCACATCGATATCATCAACAAGGCTTTCATGCATCACATTAGGCATTGCCATAGCTTCAGCATCAGCTTGTGATTTATATTCTGGTGGTCTTGAATAGTCTGCTTCAAACTCTGGAAATTCAGAATCAGAACCACGAATAACAGGCGCTTCTTTAGGCTCACCCAAACTTTTTGTAATTCTATCTACATATCCGATTGTCTCAGGATGTGTTGCCTTACCTGTTTTTTGAACAGATCGACCTTGCTTATATCCACCATTATAATGAGCAGCAATCACTCTTGGGTCTTGGGTTTTATATTCTCTGGAAATGTCACGCACCAAGTAATATGCGGCTTCGGTCATGTCAGTTGGATTATTGATATCCCAATTTTTGTTGTATTTCTTTTTCAAGGCGTTAAAAGTGCTTGGAATAAACTGCATAACTGAACGAGCACCTTTTGGCGATACAGCATTGTTATTTGATTTCTCCCCACTTTTACGAATGGCTTTGATTAGTGGTGTTGCCCACTGCATTCCCATTTCAATGCCTTTGTTATCTGCAACAATATCAAGACGTGGATCATTATATTTGAGAGAGCTAAACTCTGAAGCATCAATATTTACAGGCTGAATGGTGTTAGTAACAGGGGTAATGGACTTGCCTGTTTTTGGTGTGATTGCAACTGTTTTAGGCTTGCCAGTAACAGGGTTTTGTAGGCTTACAAGCTCATTATTAAACATCTGCTCCATTGATGAATCTAAGGCATAAAAATGAGAGTTTGCATCTTTAGCATTCTCAGGCTCAAAAATATTTGATTTTTCAGCGTGTTCAATATTGGCTTGAATATGTGCAGCATCAGTTGCGGCATCTGTCTGTTTAATTTGTTTGGCTTGCTCTGGTCTCAATTTCCCTTTATTTGCCCATAGGTTTAAAAGTAATGCCATTCCACCATTTGCAGCAATCGTTGTAGGGCTTATAGCATTTTCCTGTAATCCCTCCCCATATTGGGCAACTTTTTTAACATCATTGTCTTTAAGGTAGTTGCCCTCGACATAATCACCAGCAATACCACCACCAATCGCAAGCCCAGTTGTTGCAACTGCGTCAGCTACAACATTTTTGGCAACACCGTGGGCGGGAATGGCAAAAGTTGCAGCATCGGTGACACCACGAATTGCAGCACCTTTAGTTGCGGTGCTTTCATCGGCCCCCATATTAATTAGATCTGATTTTTCCGACTCATAAGACTGGAATCCAAATAGCCCTGCTTGAGCAGCCACACTACCAATACCACCTGTGCCAATTGTGGCTAATGCATTCCACCCAACTTTCGTGAAGTCGCGTGTCAATCCATAAGTAAATTCACCCGCTACCCCTAAATCATCAGGTTTAAATATAGAAAGGTTTTGCGCCCGCAGCGCTGCTGCTTTCTTATTCCCGCGCAATACAGCATCAACCGAAGTTGCAGTCTCAACTGTACCCATCGCAATACCAGATACAACACCAAGCCCACCATCCGCAATAGCATTACGTTGGGATTTTGGCTTATATCGTGGGTCATCTTGATTCAGGCTTAATTCGTCATCTGCTAAAATGTCCATGCTCACCTCAATGTAATTCAAGCGTTAGGCGTGTTTGTTTCTTAGGGTCTTTATTGCTGTTTTTATCTAAGATATAGCCAGAACCATTTTTAAAAAAATACTGATATGGATTTTTAGGGTTTTGTTCTAATGGTAAATCTAAAAAGAAATCACGGTCGGAGCCACCATAAGTGCGAGAGTTTTGAGAGTTAAAGGCTTCTAGCTGATCTTGAAATGATTTTTCGCTTACTGTGTGTGGTCGAAGTACAGTACTTTTGCTGCCCCAGCCGCCCGAAGTGAACTTACCGCCAGTAACCTCAAGAATAGCCTTGTTAAATAAGTCAGGATCAATGTTTTTGGCATCTAATTTCCCAGACTTGTCTGTTAGTTTTTCAGACTTCTGAGCAAGATATGCATAGTTCGCCTTAACCGAATCAAAATATACTTTGTATTCTGGAGAACCAGGTGAAGCTATTCCTTTTAAATATTCAGTGACCTGATAATTAAGCCCATTGTCATTCAGCTTGACTAAGTTTTTATCTAACAAATCCTGTCCAGAAACCACTTGATTTGCAATTACTGGTAGATTTCTATTGTTTAATGATATCGCCCAGCGAATTGAGTTTTTGTCACCAAATACCGAGTTAATCATATCTCTCGCAGCATTGGCATTCCCTGCACTAGCCTTAAACAAACTTGATCCCAGTTGCAGTTTTTGTGCTGAATTGGCAGTTGATATGTACTGCTTCATTTCTGAGATTTGTTGTTGAGCAAGTGGGTTAGATGAACCTGTTGCGCCACGTTGCTGTCTAGCCGTGCTGATAGTGATGATATTTTTTTTCAAAGCTTCAATAGCCGATGGGTCGCCTTGTGCTAACAATGTTGTTGGTACTACTGGAATTTCTCGTCCAGTTGCAATGGCATAAGCCATTGGTGCATTATTTTTCTCATACCCCAACATCTTGTTATGCGTTTCTTGTAGCAACTTCAATCTAAGCTCTGCTGCCTTTGGATCACTTTGCGGATTGTTCTGCAACTGTGTCTGCTGCTTTGTGATATATGTTAGGCGAGCATCTGGCGGCATGGTTGCCAAAGTCCTTGCCTCAACCTCATTGTTGCTATAATTTTTATATTGTTGAATAAGCTCTGGATCACCAGAATTTATGACAGAGTTCATCCACTTAGCTTTAACATCATCTGTCGCTGGAATACCGCTGGTAATAGAATCCCAATAGCTAGATAATGAGCTTTTACCTATGCTAACAAGTTCTTTGTGTTGTGATTCTGCCGCCTTATTGTTCTGAGCTATCCTCGACAATGATCTCTTTGACCAATCAATAGCCTGTTCCTGAGTTAAATCAGGATACACTTTAAGTATGTTTTCAGGTGTTGTCATTGTAGACAACTGCTGATTATCATTCATGGCTCCATTGAACCAAGCATTTACGCCATTTGTGGAAAAGTCATTTTTATAACGGCCTACCGAATTTTCCACCAACCCAATAGGCAGACCTTTTGAAAGGCCAAATGTGCGTATCGACTTCTCACCATCCTCTACAGTTGTGCCAGATTTTAAAATATTACCTACCAACTCATTAAGTTGCGATGATGCTTGTGATTGTGCAGCCTGTTGGGCTACTGGCATGTATTTTGAGGCACTTTGATAGGAAGTTTTTTCAAAGAACATTTGAAAATCTTGCTGCTTTGAGGATGGGATATTTGGCTCATACTGACTTCGTATTTTTCCAATAGCATCTTGCCTAGCTTGCACAGCATTTTCTAAAGGCAAATTCCCGCTTTGTATTTTGGAAGTGAGATCAGCATCAATTACATCAACATCTGCTGCAAATTTAGAGCGCTGAAAAACATAATTCGCTGTATCATCTTTTTCCTGTTTGATTTGCTTTTCTTTTTGTAGGCGATCATTTTCCTTATTTACTTGCTCAAGTGTGTTGCCCGCATTCTGCAATGCGCCAGCAATCATTTGACCGCTTTGATCTTGTGGCATCTGGATACGCTCTACCTGTGGCATCGCATTACCAAAATTACCCATCGGGATTCTAGCCATTATTTCCAGCCTCCTTTAGAACCAGCACCAGCCGAAACCGCATTCAGCGCACCAGTCGCTAATGCGGTATTGGCATTACTTTTATAAATACTGGATTCAGCCTGTAAACGCTGTGAAGAATTAAAGCCTGTTGTTTCGGCCATTGCAGCATCATATTGACCATCACGTTCGATCTGATCATTAATCGTGACCGCTGTACCTTCATTCACGCTCAA